ATCCGGTTCGCCCGGCTGCGGCAGGGAGTTGATCGCCGCTTCGACTTTGTTGCGTGCATCCACCAGGTGATAGCGTTTCACCGCTTTGTTTTTGAGCTCTGTGTACAGGGCTGTACCCAGCGTCACCTTTGCGGTTTCGATGTCAGCGCGGAGTGCTTTGGCACTATCCACATCCTCAGCAGCCTCGATGCGATCGCGGAACTCATGGGCTATAGCATCGATGTTTGCGGCAGACTCCTGTGAACTGTGGGTGTTTGTTACGCTGTCACCTTTGATATCAGCCAGGCTCACGCGCTGAGCTGGGGCCGGGTTAATTTCCCTCTCGGTGCGCTGCTCAACTTCATCCGGGGTATACACACCCAGAACAACTGCAGGGCAATACAGTCGCGCCCAGTATTTGAGGGCCAGATATGCAATCTGCTGCTTAGGATTCGAAATCCACAGGGGAGAATTACGCGTAATCACGCTGGACAGGAATACCGGTTCGCCCCAAGTGATCTCACTCTCACCGCGAATGACTGCCCCCACACGAACAGATAGGCCTTGCTCGTCAGTACTGGTCCAGCCGCGTACCATTTCTTTTTTGTCGTACGTACCACCGCCTTTCGCTGGCTTCTTAACGATCTCCTCGCGGCTGCTGGCGCATTTCGACCAGTCACCTTCGTACTCATAGTGAAAACGGCCAACAATGGCGTTGGAGCTGGAGATCACCGCGTTCACCAGCTGCGCTTCGTAACCCAGCACACCGTTGACCAGGTGCGTTTTCTGCGCCACGGCGTAAGGGTTCATGCCCCACTGCATGGCCTGCATGACGATCGCCATACAGTCGGCAGGATTGCCGCGAAGATGCTCAGGAACGGTGACGGCAGACTGCTCCATTAACCCGGCGAACGCCTGAAGTGCCGAACAGGTTCAACTGAAGGACGTTGTGCAGATTGTCAGTGAGATCCCCTCGTTCACCGAAGGGCGCGACGTATCCGTGGCCATTCCGACGGTCCGGGTTATCTCCCGCGAAATTCGCCGCGCGAAGAGCAAGCTGGCGAACCTGGAGAGATTGCGCGACGCCGTGCGTGTTGTTGGCCGCCATAAGCACCTCGTTGCGGCATCTTCCGCGACGAACGCGCAGTTATCGACTTTGACCTGGAACGCTATACGCATCGGGGAGCCTCAAAATGAACGATTCACTGAACAACAAAGAGCTGGTGGCCGTTGGGTATCAGTTTGCGAAGGCAATGAGCAGCAACACGCCAATCATCGATATGGCGAAGATTGTTTCCCGACTGGCCGAACGACTGGATTGCACCATCGCGGCGCTGCGTGAGATGACAAAGCAGCGCGATGCGCTGGCTGCGGAGAATGCGGGGCTCAAAGCGATATGCGATGACCGTTGCGCGTTCATCATGAACGGTGTCAAGTTGGGTTATATCCAAGTTCCGACAATGGAAGCAGACCCGGCACTTGAAACCATTCGCGTTGCCGTATCTCCGCAGGCACCAACCCCCGCCACCGACTCCTTCCAGGCTGAAGTGCGCGTGCTAGATATGAAAGTTACGCTCCCCACTGGTTGGTCAGTTCGCGCTGGTCACCTGATTAACGAGGCAGAACGCGGCGTTATGATTCCCAAATATAACGGGCCATGGCTTTCTCGTCACGATGTTGAACATGCTTAGCGGGTTGCTGGTATCAGCATCAACGGGGAGGGGTGATATGGCTAAGTATATCGTGACGATTGAGGGGTTTTACCACAGCAAATCTGTCGAGTTTGAGGCTGATTCTCTTGAGGCGGCAGAAGAGATAGGTAAAGACATTTTCCACGAGAAATGTAACTACGGCGTATCACCGGCCGATGAGGTCTAACCCATGACATTAACCAAAGAGTGGCTACAGCAGACAATCGCAGAGCTGGAAGAAGAGCGCAATGCTATTCCTGGAGTAGTAAACGAAGATGCGGCCATGGCGCTGGCGGCGATCATACTGGCGTTGGCATCGATGACGGCTGAGCCGGTGGCGGTTATTTGCTTTGGTAAAAACTACACTCGCACAGACGGCAGTAAACCAAACTGGAATGAGATGCCGAAAGTGATTTCTTGTAATTGGCTACCAGATGGCGACTACCCGGTATATCTCACCGCCCCGCCAGCGCCGGTAGTGCCTGATGAACGCTATCAACAATTGAGCGAGCTGTATCACTCGCAGGAAAAGCGCTTGTTTAAACTGGCGCAGCGCATCAAAGGGCCATCTTTCGATAAATATGCTTACTCACCATCACAGGCCATTGATGTGCTGGCAACGGCTATTTTTGGTGAGAAGGAAGATAACGGAAGTGCCTGCCGTGCCACCATGCTTCAGGGTGCCGATCAACAACAAAGCACACAACAAAATATTCCGATACTGCGGGATGGGGTAGAAGCCTTACGCAACTCTAGTATAGCTATCGACGGTGAGAAGATTCAGGCTGAGCGGGATGCCGATGCTTTATCTGCCTTAATTGAGGGCATGGAAGTGTCTGTTGATGTAAGCACATGCGATGCTGATGCAGGGCGACCATACTTCGGAACGGTTACAGAGATATCTGAGCTTGATGGCGCGAAGAATGGTTGCATCCTACTCGTTCAGATTGCTGGGCCGAACTTTAAACCCACTGGCAACTCTCCGGCGATTCCGGATGGTTACGCACTGGTGCCGGTTGAACTGACCGGAGCTATGACCAACGCATTGACCGATGCGATTCTTGATGACCTACATTACGTTGATTTGTGGCGCAGTGTGCTCGCAGCAGCGCCGCAGCAGGAGTCTAAGTAGATGGCTAACCCATTCGACGCTGTGATGTTCGTGCTGCTGATCTAGGGCGCCATCGGCCACCTGGGTCGGGGACTGTGACCGTATTTATACAGCGGCAATGGTGCCGCTGTTATTCATTTTCTCAAGACTATTTCCCGAAGGATGTAGTTTCTTGATGACTTTTAACCTCGAAATAGAACTCAACATATTTGTATAGCCTGTGAGGCCAAGCAGCCGCTATATCCATTGATTCGGCGGCAGACATTTCAGTTGAGAACGTCAGGAAGATGCCCACAACAAAGAATCCTAAGACATAAATCGTTGCTAATGTTTTTAACAT